GTGCCAAAGCCCTACCAATCAGAGATCAGGGACAGCACCATCCGGCGGCTGGTGCTCAAGGTCAAAGAGCAGGACTACGGCCAGTATTTGCGGAAAATTCGGCTCAACAAGGTTCGCGCGTTCGAAGGCGAGGCGGTGGACTTGGATTTTCCCGTCACCGCGCTGATCGGCACGAACGGGGGAGGCAAGTCTACCATCTTGGGTGCAGGCGCTATCGCTCACAAAAGCATCAGGCCCGCGTTGTTCTTTCCGAAGAGCTCTATTGGTGACGAGTCGATGGCGAACTGGAGCATCGGCTACGAGATCATCGACAAAGAGAAAAATCCTACCCAGACCGTGCTGCGCAGCGCCCGTTTCAAAAACTCGAAATGGGCCCGAGATGACTTGATTGATCGACCAGTTTTATATTTCGGTATCCAGCGGACAGTACCTGCGGGTGAGCGAAGAGAGTTTAAGAAGTTTGCGACGTTTAACTACAGCTTTTCCGGCAAGCGTATCGAGCTGACAGGGACTGTTCAGGAGCAGGTTGCCAAAATACTTGGAAAAGACGTCTCAAAATTTACAAAGGCGGACGTTTCGGTGAACCATACGCTTTACGTGGGCAGCGATGGGAATATAAGCTACTCCGAGTTCCACTTTGGAGCTGGCGAGTCTTCGGTCATTCGTATGGTAAGCGCAATTGAGGCCGCGCCGGTAAACGCTCTCGTGTTGATTGAAGAGATAGAAAATGGTCTTCATCCTGTGGCGGTGCGCAGGATGGTAGAATACCTCATGGACGTTGCAGAGCGACGGTCGATCCAGTCGATTTACACCACCCACTCTGAGGACGCCCTTGCACCCCTTCCGTCAGAGGCGATCTGGTCGTCTATCGACGGCAAGGTAAGGCAGGGTAGAATTTCGATTGAGGCTCTGCGAGCAATCACAGGCCGGATTGACGAAAGAATGGCAATCTTCGTTGAAGACAATTTTGCGAAGGAGTGGGTCGAAAGCATCGTCAGGACGGCCCTTCCCCAGCATGCGGATGAAATCGGTGTGTACGCTGTCAGCGGAGACGGACAGGCCCATTCCATTCATCATTCACAGAGGATCAATCCTGCTGTTTCCCGCGATAAAAAGTCTCTTTGTGTCTTGGATGGAAATAGCACCAAGGCGGAGGATCTCGACTCCGGTGTTCTGAAGCTTCCTGGCGATGTGCCGGAAGCAGAAATATTCGACTACGTCAAAGCAAATATAGACACGCTATCAATGAAGCTAGCTATTGCGCTGCATCTCCCTGCTGAGAAGGACGCGAAGGTTAAGGAAGTGGTAGTCGGTGTCTCACTCACAAACCGCGACCCGCACCTCCTTTTCAATCAGGTCGGGCAGCAGCTTGGGTTCATCCCATCTAACATCGTCTCTTCAGCTTTCATTGCGCTATGGGTGGCTGGTAACGAGGACGCGGCCAATCGCGTAGCGGATTTCATCCAGTCGAACGTTGAACTCGAATTTGTTTAGGAACGGATGATGGCCGACACCCCCTCCCAGCTCGACAAGTTCAAGCAAGCCGCGCGCGAGCTAGAGACGGACGACGATCCGCAGCGGTACAAGGAACGGCTGCGCAAGCTGGTGAGGCACAAGCCGGTGGAGAAGCCGGAGTGAGAGACTGGGCGGGGTTCGCCCTTTCCTTGGTCCTACTGTTGGCCGCCGCCGCCTACTTCCTGATATGGGGAACGGAGGGTCACTACCCTGCAAAGGCGACGCTTGCCGCCGTCGTGGGTGCGGCGGGGCTGATCCTCTACACCTTTCGCCGCCGCGCAGGCTAGCGGGTTTGTAAACTACATAATCGCCACAAGTTGCACAGGCTGAGGAAGTGTAGCTGATTCGGTTGAGAGGCCCGGGCGGAGTGCCTGGGCTTTGTCGTTTGTGGGCCGGCGCGGCGGGGTCGCGGCCGGCCTTTTGTTTGTCCGAGGGAGCGCGCCATGGCCACGAGCGGCAAGATCGACTGGCGGTACACGGAGACGCGGCGACGCGATTTCCTGCGGGTGCTGGCGGAGACCTACGACGTGGATGCGGCGCTGACGGCGGGGAGGCTGACCTGGCCGCAGGTCTGCGAGCTGAGAGCGCGGCATCCGGAATTTGCCGAGCGGTTCGAGCAGGTGATTGCCGCCGGCTATGACCGGCTCGAGGCGCTGCTGCTGCGGCAGTCGGGGCTGGGCCGCGGGGGGCAGATCGACCTGGCGCTGGCGCAGGCCCTGCTGAAGCAGCGGCGCGCGGCGAAGGTCGAAGCGACGGCCGGCCGCGCCAGGCGCGGGAGCGCGGAGACGGCGCGGTCGCGGAACGTGAACCACATCATCAAGCAATTCGAGCTGCTGCGCGCGGGGCAGGGGCAGGGGAGCAGGGCCGATGCAAATGGATCCGGTGGTCGCAATGCTTCGCAGGCAGCTGGCCGGGATCAGTGACTATGAGGTGGAGATGGTGTGCGGATGGCTCGATGCCCGACCGCGCAAGCCCGATTGGATGCCGCATCCCGGGCAAAGCGCGCCCCCGGGGGCGTGGCGGGTGTGGCTGATGCTCGCCGGGCGGGGGTTCGGCAAGACGCGGGCGGGAGCGGAATGGGTGTCCAAGCTGGCGCGCCAGGATGAGAGGATGCGCATCGCGCTGGTCGGCGGGACGATCGACGAGGTCGCCAACGTGATGATCCGCGGCGAAAGCGGGCTGATGGCGGTTGCGCGGGCGGACGAGGAATTGGTGTGGGTGCCGTCCACGCGGACATTGACCTTCGCGAACGGCGCGCAGGCATTCGCTTATTCGGGCGAACGGCCGGACAAGTTGCGCGGCCCCGAGCATCATATCGCCTGGTGCGACGAGCTGGCCAAATGGTCGCATCCGCAGAAGACGTGGGACAATCTGATGCTCGGGCTGCGGCTGGGGCGGCGGCCGCGGGTGCTGGTGACGACGACGCCGCGGCCGATCACACTGGTGAAGCAGCTCGCGCGCGATCCGCAGACAGTACGGGCGAAGGCGCCGGGGAGGACGCAGGACAATCCGCATCTGCCGGGCGCGTTCGTGGCGGACGTGCGCGAGCGCTATGGCGGGACAAGGCTGGGGCGGCAGGAGCTGGACGGCGAGCTGATCGAGGATGTGGAAGGCGCGTTGTGGACGCGCGACATGGTGGAGCGGGCCAGAGTGGCCGTCGGCTTCGCCCGGGACGAGCGGGATCTGTTCACGCGGATCGTGATCGGGGTGGATCCGCCGGTGTCGGCCGAGGGCGATGCGTGCGGGATCGTGGCCGTAGGCCTCGGGGCGGACGGCATCGGCTATGTGATCGGCGACCATAGTGTGAGCGGGCTCAGCCCCGAAGGCTGGGCGCGGGCGGTGGCGGCCGCCGCCGAGGCGCACGGCGCGGACCGGGTGGTCGCCGAGGCGAACCAGGGGGGTGCGATGGTGGAAAGCGTGCTGCGGGCGGCCGATTGCGCGCTGCCGGTGCGGCTGGTCCATGCGCGGCGCGGCAAATCGGCGCGGGCGGAGCCGGTCGCGGCCCTGTTCGAGAACGGACGGGCGCGGTTCGCGGGAGCGTTTCCGGAGCTCGAGGACGAGCTGACCGGGCTCACCATCGGCGGCGGCTATGAAGGGCCGAGCAGGTCGCCGGACCGGGCGGACGCAATGGTGTGGGCGATGACCGAGCTGATGCTGAAGCCCAAGGGCGCCGCGCCGCGGATCAGAATGCTTTGAGGTTCGCATCGTGGTAGTTCGATGCGGGCAGATCGGGAGTTGGAGCATCCATGAAGCCGGAAGAAGGCGAGCCGGAGAAGGACGCGGAGGCGCAGCTGGCGCTTGGGCGGCGGCTGATGATCGCAGAAGGGGTGGAGCGCGAGGCCGCGCAGGGCGCGCGGCTGATCGAGCAGGCTTGCGCGGGGGGCAGCGCCGAGGCGGCGGCGACGATGGCGGCATTCGCCGCCATGGGTGCGGGCCGGCCGCAGAATTGGGAGCAGGCGTTCGATTATCTGTTGATTGCGGCGCAGCGGGGCTCGGGTGCGGCGCGGGGGCAGCTGGCGCTGCTCGGCCGCGATCCGGGACTGGCCGCCGAGGCGCAGCGCGGGGAGCCGGAAGCGGCGGACCTGTGGAAACGGCTGCGGGCGGGAGTGGATGTCGCGGGGTTGACGGCGGCGCCGGAGCGCAGGCCGATCTCGGAAACGCCGCGCGTGCGGGTGATCGAGGGGTTCGCGACGGCGGCCGAATGCGATTGGGCGGTGGCGGTGGCGAAGGACAGATTGAGCCGGGCCGCGATCCTCGACCCGGGCAGCGGCGAGAAGAAGAGCCACCCGGACCGGACCAACAGCGCTATGGGGTTCGAAGCCGTGGATATGGACGTCGTCATACAAGTGCTGAGGGCCAGGATCGCGGCGGTGAGCAATCTGCCGGTGCCGGTGTTCGAGCCCGCGCAGATCATGCATTATTCCGTGGGCCAGGAGTTCCGGCCGCATTTCGACTACATGGACCCCCAGACGCCGGGCGGGCGGCAGGAGCTTGGACGCTTCGGACAGAGAATCGCGACCTTCCTTCTGTACCTGAACGACGATTTCGAGGGTGGGGAGACCGAGTTCCCGCGGGCCGGGATTCGCTACCGCGGGCGCAAGGGCGACGCGCTGCTGTTCGGCAATGTGGATGGGGCGGGGCGGCCCGACCCGCTGACGCTGCACGCCGGGCGGCCCCCGAGCCGGGGCGAGAAATGGATATTGTCGCAGTGGATCAGGGACCGGTCGCCGGGGGCATGAAGCGGCGCGGGCGGCGGGCTGGCGGTGACGGGTCGGCGCTTGCGCGGCGGGGCCCGGGAGGGCAATCTGCCGCGTCATCGCATCCGGGAGGGGGACCGCCGGCATGATGTGGATACGTCTTTTCTTCTTCGCCGTGCCGGTGGGGTTCATCGCCGCGGGCCTGTGGCTGCTGATATCGGGCGGGCAGTCGGTTGCCGAAGCCGAGGGGTGGGAGACCACGCAAGGGATCGTCCTGTCGTCAGACCGGATCGACCCGCGGCTGATGTCCGACGGGCGGACCAGCGGCAACCGATATAATGCGGCGATATCCTACCGCTACGACGTGGGCGGGCGCACTTATCATAACGACCGGGTGTGGCTGACGCAGAATGCCGGTTGGGCCACGACGGACGGCGCCGATGAATTCCTGGAGGATTATCGGCCGGGCGCGCCGGTCGCGGTGATATACGACCCGCAGGACCCGGCGCGGTCGGCGTTGCGCATGGAGCGGGGCTGGATGTTGCCGCTGGTGTTGCTCGGCTTCGGGCTGATGGCCTTGTACACCGCGATCAAGGCGATGCGGCAATATGAGCGCGGCCCGCAGCGGAAGCGGCCGGCGCCGCGGGCGGCTCGCCGGGACTAGAAGTCGCGGGCGGCGGAGAGATCCGCTGGCACGGACGGAGCAGAGGAGCGGCAGATGAAATGGTTTGGCCGGAAGGCCGTGCGGGATGCCGCGCGGCCTTTTTTGTTGCGTGGCGCGTGGGGCGCGATCGGGGCGGAGGCTTTGCCCCGCTCCTACGAGGCGCAGGTGCGCGAGGCGGTTTGCGGCAATGCGGTGGCGCAACGCTGCGTGCGGCTGGTGGCCGAGGCGGTGGGTTCGGTGACGGTGGATGCCGCCCAGGGAGAGAAGGACAGCCCCCTTCAACTGCCTGCCTCCGGCAGTCGCTCAGGACAGGCTTCGACAGACTCAGGGAAGGCGGTTTCCCTGATATCCGGTGGCCTCCTGGAGACGGCGGCGATGCATTTGCTGCTGCATGGCAATGCCTTCGTCCAGGTGGCGCAGGACGGGGCGGCGATGCCGGCGGGCCTGTTCGCGCTGCGGCCCGAGCGGGTGAAGGTGGAGCCGGACGCGGGCGGGTGGCCGGCGGCCTATCGCTACCGAGCCGGGGCGGCGGAGCGGCGCTACGCGGCTGTGGATGGGTTGGGGCGGCCGGGCGTGGTGCATGTGCGCGCGCCCCATCCGCTCGACGATCATTATGGGCTGGGGTGCCTGGGCGCGGCGGCGGCGGCGGTGGGGGTGCACAATGCGGCGGCGCGGTGGAACCAGGCATTGCTCGACAATGCGGCGCGGCCCAGCGGGGCCCTGGTCTACGATTCGGGCGACGGGGCGGTGCTGGCGCCGGCGCAGTTCGAGCGGCTGAAGAATGAGATGGAAGCGCAGTTCATGGGAAGCGGCAATGCCGGGCGGCCGATGCTGCTGGAAGGCGGGCTCAAATGGCAGGCGATGAGCCTGTCGCCGGCCGACATGGACTTCGTGGAGATCAAGGCGGCGGCGGCGCGGGAGATCGCTTTGGCATTCGGGGTGCCACCGATGCTGGTCGGGCTGCCGGGCGACAATGCCTATGCCAATTACCGCGAGGCGGTGCGCTCGCTGTGGCGGCTTACCGTGCTGCCGATGGCGGGGCGGATATTGGAGGCGCTCGGCGAGGGGCTGAGCGCGTGGTGGCCGGGGCTGAAGCTGGCGGTGGATGTCGACCAGGTGAGCGCGCTGCACGCGGACCGATCTGAGCTGTGGGCGCAGGTGAGCGGGGCGGACTTTCTCACCAAGGAGGAGAAACGGGAGATGCTGGGCTTCTCGAGGGAGGCGGTGCGATGAGCGATGAGGCGATGCTGGCGCAGCTGATGCGGCAGGCGGGGCAGGAAGGGGCCGCGCTGGTGACGATCCGCGCGCTGGCCGAGGAGGCGAGCGAAATCGGGGCGGAGCGGGCGCTGACCCTGCTCGGGCTCGGCGACCCCAAGGCGCGGCGCGATATGGATGAGCTGCGGGAGCTGCTGCAGGCGTGGCGCGATGCGAAGAAGAGCGCCTGGGCCGCGGTGGTGACCTGGGTGGTGCGGATCGGTCTGGCGGCCTTGGTAGCGGGGATGGCGGTGAAATTGGGCCTGCTCGAAAGGCTGACGGGATGAGCGTCCGCCAGCTGGACGTCTCTTGTAAAGCCTTCCCCCTTGTGGGGAGGGTTGGGTGGGGGCGCGAGCCGGCAGGCTCGCCACAGAGGACTCCTTCGGCCGCAGACGCGGCCCGCCCCCACCCTAACCCCTCCCCACAAGGGGGAGGGGCTATTCGCTTTGCCGGCTACGCGGCGGTGTTCGACCGGGTGGACCGGGGCGGGGACGTGGTGCGGCGGGGGGCGTTTGGGCCTGTAGCTCGGGCGGTGCCGCTTCTGTGGGAGCATAAGGGGCAGGCGATCGGGCGGTGCGAACTCGTTCGCGAGGATGCGCGCGGGCTGCGGGTGATCGCGAGGGTGACCGATGCCCGGGCGGCGGAGTTGCTGCGGGAGCGGGCGGTGACGGGGCTGAGCTTCGGCTACCGGGTTCTCTCGACTGCGCATGTCGACTTCGCTCGATGCTGCGCTCGAGATGAGCGGGTGGTCAGGGAGCTGACGGGGCTCGAGCTGGTGGAGGTGAGTTTGGTCAGCTTTCCAATGCAGCCGCTGGCGCGGGTGCATGCGTTGAGCGACTGAATTTTTCACGCGGAGGCGCGGAGGAGAAGTAGCGGCGCGGAGGAGGGGGAGCACACTTCTGCCTCTCCGCGCCTCCTTTTGCTCTTCGCTTCTCCGCGTGAACATTAGCCTGCGGCGCAGCAGGTTGGTCAGGGGGCGCTTCGGCGCCCTTTTTTTGTCTTTTGAAGCGGGAGAATGGGTGATGACTGAGGTGGTTACGGACAAGCTGGAGGCGTCGTTCGAGGCGTTGGAGCGGGAGCATGTCGAGGTGGAGGGGCTGCGCGATGAGGTGGCGCAGTTGAAGGCGCGGCTGTCTGCCTCGGAGCGGCCGCTGTTGAGCGGGGCGAAGTCGGAAGGGTCGGCTTTCGTGGAGCGGTATCTGCGGCGCGGGCTGGAGCATGGGGTGGAGCTCAAGGCGATGTCCGGGGTGAGCGATCCGGCGGGCGGCTATGCGGTGCCCGAGGAGATCGATGCGGCGATCGAGCGGACGCTGTCGGCCATCTCGCCGATCCGAGCGATTGCCTCGGTCGTGAAGGTCGGCAGCGCCGGCTATCGCAAGCTGGTGACTTCGGGCGGGACGCCGTCGGGCTGGGCATCGGAGACGGGTGCACGCGCCGAGACGGCGACGCCGGTGTTCCAGGAAGTGGCGCCGCCGTTCGGTGACCTTTACGCCAATCCGGCCGCGAGCCAGGCGATGCTCGACGATGCGGCGTTCGACGTCGAAGCGTGGCTGGCCGAGGAGATTGCGCGGGAGTTTGCGCGGGCCGAGGGCGCGGCGTTCGTCGCCGGCAACGGGGTCAACAAGCCCAGGGGGTTCCTGGCGGCGCCGTCCACCGACGAGGTCGACGGGGTGCGGGCATTCGGGACGCTGCAATTCCTGAAGACGGGGGTGGCGGGGGGCTTTCCGGCCTCCAATCCGCAGGACCGGCTGATCGACCTGGTCCAGGCCTTGCGGTCGCCTTACCGGCAGGGGGCGGTGTTCGTGATGAACTCGGCGACGGCGGCGCGGATCAGGAAGTTCAAGACCCAGGACGGCGCGTTCCTGTGGCAGCCGGGACTGGTGGCGGGCCAGCCGGACAGCCTGCTGGGCTATCCCGTGGTGGAGGCCGAGGACGTGCCGGACGTGGCCGCGGACACGACTTCGATCGCGTTCGGCAATTTCAAGGCCGGCTATCTGATCGCCGAGCGGACGGAGACGCAGATCCTGCGTGATCCGTTCACCAACAAGCCGTTCGTGCACTTCTATGCGACGCGGCGCGTGGGCGGGCAGGTGATGAACTCGGAGGCGATCAAGCTGCTGAAGTTCAGCGCCTAAGATGATCAGCGCCTAAGTAGAAAAGTGGTTCACGCGGAGGCGCGGAGGAGAAGGGGAGACGCGGAGGGCCGAGGGGTGCGGCGGGCGTGGCGCTCAGTCTCGACTGCTTTTGCTGGCGAGCTTTGCTCGCCTTTTTCTTCTCCGCGTCTCCCCGTTTTCCCTCCGCGCCTCCGCGCCTCCGCATGAAAGTATCTTCTCTGCGCTTCCGAACGGCAGCGCGTCCCTTCGCCAAGCTGCGCTGGCCGCTGACGCGGCCGGCTTCGCTATCCTCGCCCGCAAGGGGAGAGGAGGGAGTTGAAATCATGACCTTGTTCTTTGCCGATCTGGTTCGGGAATATTCGCTGTCGGCCGGGGCGGGCGATTTCGTGCTGGCGGGCGCGGTGGCTGGGCATCGGCGGTTCGGCGATGCGGTGCCGGCGGGCGCGCGGTTCCACTATGGGATCGCCGGCGTCACGCATCCGGAGGAGTGGGAGACGGGCGAGGGGGAGATTGGCAGCGGCGGCACCTTGATGCGCGCGCCTTTGGTCTCCTCGGCAGGCGTGGTGTCGGAATCGGAGCAGGTGCGGCTGGTGGACTTCGCGCCCGGCCTCAAGGTCGTGACGCTGACGGTGGCGGCCCAGTGGTTCGACCGCCAGGAGGCGGGGGTCGGGATCGCGGACGTCACCGGGCTGGCGGCGGCGCTGGCCGGGAAGGCGGCCGCCGGGCACGACCACCAGGGCAGCTACGCGCCGGCGGCCCACCATCACGACGAGGCTTATGCGGCAGCGGGACACGGGCATGACGGCGTCTATGCGGCGGCCGGGCATCACCATGACGGCGCCTATGCGCCGGCTGGGCACAATCATGACGGGAGTTACGCGCCGGCGGGGCACGATCATGACGGGAGTTACGCGCCGGCCGGGCACGATCATGAGGGCATCTATGCCGCGGCGGGGCACGACCATGATGGCGATTATGCCGCCGCCGGCCATGACCATGACTCGGCCTACCAGCCGCGCGATGCGGAGCTGGACGCGCTGGCGGGGCTGAGCGGCGCGGCGGATCGAGCCCCTTATTTCACCGGTCCAGGGGAGGCGGCGCTGACGCCGCTCACCGGCTTTGGCCGCAGCCTGATCGACGATGCCGACGCGGCGGCGGCGCGGTCGACGCTTGCGCTGGGCAGCGCCGCAGTGAAGGCGACCGGCACGAGCGGCGATGCGGTCCCGGTGCTGAACGGGGGCGAGGCGAACTGGAGCGCGGGTGCGACCTTCAACGGGATCATCACTTCGACCGTGGGCGGCATCAACAGCTACGGCGTGCTGCGCGGCTTCGACGATTATCACCGGATCATCCTGCGCGGGTCGCAGGATGCGTCCGGCACCGTCACGCTGGGTGACCTGACGACGTTTTCGCAATGGGGCGGCGAGTACCGGTTCGAGCAGCGCACGACGACGGGAATATTCCGCAGGCTGCTGCACATCACGCCGGAAAGCATATCCTTGCGCCCGCTCGGGTCGACAATGCTGAACATCGACGCTTCCGGCGCCCAGGTGGCCGGCGCGCTGCGCTGCGGCAGCCTGCAGATCGACGCGGCGCCCCAGGCGGCGCCTGGGGCGGCGGCGACCCACAAGCTGGCGGTGAACCTCAACGGCACAATCTACCACCTGCTGCTGAGCAGCAGCTGACCGGCCGCCCGGGGAGAGATCCAGTGATCGGAAGAGCGATTGGCGCCGAGGCGATCGGCGGCGGCGGAGCCGTGCCCGGCGCGGCGCCGGAAGCCGCACGGGCGGCCGGAGCGGCGAGCGATATTCGGCCGGGGCGCGATGCGCCGGTCCGGGCCGGGGGCCACGCCGCGACGGCCGCGGCGAGACGCTAGCAGACACTCAAGAACAGGACGGTGCGATGGAGCTTTACCTCAAGGATCCCGAGGCGGTGGTCAGCTATGCGATCGACTGGGGCTTTGCCTATCTCGGGCCGCTGGCGATCGCGGTGAGCGAGTGGGAGATCAGCCCGGTCGAGAGCGGCGGGCTGATGCTCGCGGCGCACGACCATGACCTGCGCTCGACCAGCGCCTCGGTCGGCGGCGGCATAATCGGCCATGTCTACCGGCTCGCCAACAAGGTGATGCTGAGCGACGGCAGCCGCGACGTGCGGTCGATCGGCCTGCGCGTGGAGGCACGGTGATGGCGAGTATGGCGAGCGAGCCGGCGCCGGTCATGGTCGGCCTGCACGAGCTGAAGGCGCTGCTGCGGATCGACGGCGGCGCGGAGGACGCGCTGCTGGCGGGGTTCCTGCGCAGTGCCTGGGCTGCGTGCGAGGCGTTTACCGGCCTGCTGCTGGTGGCGCGGCCCGGCGAGGAAATATTGGAGGCGGATGGGCGCTGGCGGCGGCTGGTGGCGGCGCCGGTGCAGGCAATCGAGCAGGTCGAGGCGCCGGACGGCGCGGCGCTGCCGGTCGAGCAATGGTCGGTCGACATCGACGCGGACGGCAATGGCTGGGTGCGGGCGATGGGCGGCGGCCAGCGGCGGGTGCGGGCGAGGTTCCGCGCCGGGCTGGCGGCGGACTGGAACGGCGTGCCGGAGCCGCTGCGCCACGGCATCGTGCGGCTGGCGGCGCACCTCTACACCGGACGCGAGGATGGCGGCGCGGCGCCGCCGGCGGCGGTGGCGGCTTTGTGGCGGCCGTGGCGGCGGCTGCGGGTGGGCTGAGCGATGTTCGAGCGGTTGAGGGATCGGGCGATGCGGGTGGCGCGGGCGCGGGCGGCGGCGCGGCGGGAGGAATTGGCCGAGCGGCTGCGCGCGGCGGCGCCGGGTGGCGTGGCTGTGGAGCTGGGCGACGAAGCAGTAGTGCTGAGCGGGCGGGCGCTGTCGCGGCGAATCGCGAGCGAGGCCGAGCTGCGCTGGCTGGTGAAGGAGGCGCGGGATGGCGGATGAAGGAGCGGCGGCGACGATTGTGGGCGCGGTGAGCGCGGCGCTGCACGGGGTCGCGGGCTTGAGCGGAGTGTTCGATGGAGCGCCGATGCGAGCAGGCGATGCGCATGCGGTGGTGGAGATCGGGCCGGAAAGCGACTGGGGGCATAAGAGCGGGGCGGGGGCGGAAGTGCGCCTGGCCGTGCTGATCCGCTGCGGCGGCGAGCGGCCCGGGCGGGCGCGCCAGCTGAGCTATGCGGCGCGCTCGGCGGTGGAGGCGATCGGGCCGCAGCTTGGGGCTTGGCGGCTGGTCAGCCTGGCGATGCTGCGATCGCGGGTGCTGGCGACGCGCGAGGGCGGCCGCAGCGAACCGGGGCCGGGATGGACCGGCGTAGTGGAATATCGGGCACGGATGCTCAGGAGCGAAGCGTGACGCGGCTGCAGGCCCTGGAAATCAGGCCCCCGGAGATCAGGCCCTGGGAGATCAGGCCCTGGGAGTGGTGGCGTCCTCGAAACGCGCCTTCGCGTTCAGCCGGGAATCCTCGACTTCCATCTTCTGGATCTCCTCGACCTCGGCCGCGGGCATGCGCCCGGCGCTGGCGCGGATCGCGGTACGGAAGGACTGCTCCTCATTCTGGCATTGCTGCGCGAATTGGGTGTCGAAGTCGGGCCGGCTGGTCCGGTCCTGCGCCGCCTTGTCGACATAAGCGAACAGGCAGCGGGTGAAGGCATCCCGCGGAGCGCGGGTGGGGTCGGGCTGAAGCGCCATCAAGGCTGCGGCGCCCAATATTGAAGAGCCAAGTATCGAAGATACAATCATTTTGATTCCCCCGAACGACTCAAGAGAGACTGAGGAGAATGCGCCATGAGTGCACAAAAAGGAAGTGCGTTTCTGTTGAAGGTCGGAAATGGCGGCACGCCGGTCGGCTATGCGACGGTGGCGGGGCTGCGCACGACTCAGCTGTCGGTGAACGGCGAGGCGGTTAACGTCACGTCCAAGGATTCGGGCGGGTGGCGCGAATTGCTGACGGGCGCGGGCGTGCGCTCCGTGTCGGTGGCGGGGAGCGGGATCTTCACCGGGTCGGCGGCGGAGGTGCGGCTCAAGGGCAACGCGCTGGGCGGGCTGATCGACGATTATGAGCTGAGCTTCGAGGGCGGCGAGCGGATGCGCGGGCGCTTCCTGGTGACGCGGCTGGACTATGCCGGCGATTATAATGGGGAGCGGACCTACACTTTGAGCCTGGAGAGTTCGGGCGCGGTGGCGGCGCTGTGAACGCCAACCCGGTACGCGGTGAGGCGGAGCTTTGCGTGGCGGGCGAGCGGCTGGTGCTGCGGCCGTCTTTTGCGGCTCTAGTGGCGGCGGAGGGGGAGCTGGGCTCGCTGTTCGCGCTGGTGGAGCGGGCGGCGGAGGGGCGGATGACGTTGAGCGAGGTGGCGGCCTTGTTCTGGCATTGCCTGGCCGAGCGGCCGGAGGCGCTGAACCGCGAGCGGCTGGGCGAGGCGGTCGCGGAGATGGGCCTGGCGACGACGGCGCCGGTGCTGAAGGGGCTGCTCCGGCAGATATTGCAAGGTCGTGTTTAGCGATGCGGCCGGCCGGTTGGCGGGGCTCGCCGGGGCGGTGCTCGGGTGGCGGCCGGACGAGTTCTGGGCAGCGACGCCGTCCGAGCTGGCGGGCGTGCTCGCCGCCTTGTGCGGCGGGCAGGAGCCGGCCGCGGGTGCGGTCGACCTCGACCGGCTGAAGGAGATGTTCCCCGATGGATGAAGAAATCGAAAGGCTGATCGTCAGCGTGCGGGCCGACACAGGCGCGTTCGCGCGGGACGTGGCGGTGATGCGCGGCGAGCTGGACGGGCCGTTTGCGGACGGGCTGGAGCGGGCCGGGGCGCGGCTGGAAAACGCGCTGGTGCGGGCGGTGCGGACGGGGAAGTTCGGGTTCGAGGAGCTGAAGGCGACGGCGCTGGCGGCGATGGCGGACATCGCCGCGTCGGCGATCCGCGGCGGGATCGGCGCGATTGGCGGCGGCGGCGGCATCGGCGGGTTGCTGACGGGGTTGCTGGGCGGGCTGCACGGCGCGCCGGGGCGGGCCACGGGAGGACCGGTGGCGCCGGGGCGTGCCTTCATGGTCGGCGAGCGCGGGCCCGAATTGTTCGTGCCGACGGCGAGCGGACGGGTGGAGACGCTGACCCCGGCGGGCGGGCGCAAGGTGCGGGTCAACGTGACGATCAACGCGCCGACGGGCGGCGAGGCGCGGGCGCTGCAGGCGTCGGGGCGGCAGGTGGCGCGGGCGGTCAAGGCGGCGCTGCTGCGGGTGGAGTGACATTGCCTTCTCCCCTTGCGGGAGAAGGTGCCCCGGAGGGGCGGATGTGGGGTTGCGGCCTGCCGGCCGCAGGGCGCTGAAGCGCCGAGCCCTCACCAGGCTACGCTAGTCCCGGCCTTCGCCGGGACAAGCTTCGCCATCCTCTCCCGCAGGGGAGAGGAGGGAAACATGGGACATTGGCTTGTGCCGGAGAGCTCCGGGCGGCGGGACGGCTTCTTGAAGCGGTTTGCGGCGCCGTTTTGGACAGTGGATTTTCCGCGGCCTATGATGGCGAGCGTTTGTACGACTGCGCCGGACGCATTGCGGGTGGAGTGCCTGTTCTACCGGCAGGACGATCTGGCGGGGTTGATCTGGGCGGCTCACGACAAGGCCGACCATGTGCTGCTGCGCTACGAGACGGCGCGGGATTTCCGGCGGTGCCGGCTGAGCTTTCGGTGGCGGTCGGGCGGCGTGAAGGCGCTGGATGCCGTGCACGGGCCGACCTTGACGATCGAGGGACGGGACGCGGCGGGGCAGGCGCGGACGTGGCTGGTGCGGCTGTGGAATTATGCCAGCGGCGCGCCCGAGGACGCGGCGGTGAGCCTCGACTTCGGCGATTTGCGGGCGGGTTTCTTGGCGGGCGGCGAGCCCGTCTTCGCGGGGGATGTGGACCGGATGTTCATCTCGCTGGTGGCGCCCGGTTATACGGCGCAGGACCTGCCGCTGGCGGCGCCGGCGCAAGGGTGGGCTGAGCTTTCGCAGATCGCCTGCGACGGATCGGGTTCGGTGCTCGCGGTCGGCGAGGCATTGGTGCCGGAGCACCGGCTGCGGATCGCCACCGGATATGACGATCTTTATCACCTGGCGCCTGAGCGGGTGCTACGGAACATCGTGGCGCTCGGCTATCGCGGGGCGATCAACCATTATGTCGGGATGAGCCACTATTTCCTTCTGGATGAGGAAGGAAAGGCAGGGCCTTCGACAAGCTCAGGCAAGACCGAGGTCTTGAATGGGCCATGCCGGGCATGGCACGCGGATTTCGCACAGCGGGCGAAGGCGCTGGGAATCGAGCTGATCTGGTCGCTCTCCTACGAGCTGCTCGACATGCATTGCCCGGAGGCTTGGAAGCAGCGGGCTGCGAACGGGTCGCCGGCGCTGACCGGGTGGGAACCGCCTTCGGCGTTGCTGTCGCCGGCGCATGACGAGGCGATGGGCTATTTGCGGGCGGTGACGGCGGCGTTTGCGGGCATCGCCGTCGAGGCCGGGTTGGGGGTGCGGTTCCAGGTGGGCGAGCCGTGGTGGTGGGTGACCGCGGATGGGCGGATCTGCCTCTATGACGCGGCGGCGGTCGCGCGCTTTGCGCCGGTGGCGATTGCGGATGTGCGGGGGTCGCTGAGTGCGCCCCAGGTGGCGACGCTGGACGCGGCGGGGGCGGTGCTGGCGGAGTCTACGGCGGCCTTGTGTGGGGCGGTGAAGGCGGTGGCGGCGGACGCGGAGAGGCTGCTGCTGGCCTATCTGCCGACGGTGCTGGACACGCAGGCGCCGGAGGTGAAGCGGGCGAATTTGCCGATCGGCTGGGCCTATCCCGGGTTCGATGTGCTGCAGCTGGAGGATTATGACTGGGCGGCCGCCGGCGCGCACGGCGCGACCGCACGCGGGGTGGCGGAGGCGGAAGCGCGGCTCGGCTACGGACCGGAGCGGCAGCATTATTTCGCCGGCTTCGTGCTGCGGCCGGAGGATCGGGCGCAATGGGATGCGATTGCGGAGGCGGCGGGGCGGGCGCTGGCGCGGGGGACTGCGGAGGTGTTCGTATGGGCGCTGCCGCAGGTGCTGCGCGACGGCTTCCTTTGGTTTGGCGAGGAGGATGGGGTGGAGAGTTTCGACGATGTGCTGTTTCCCGTGTCGCTAGGGCGGGAGGCGAGCGTGGAGCCCGGCTTTTCGACGGCGATCGTGGAGACGGCGGGCGGGACGGAGCAGCGCAATGCGGACTGGGCTGATGCGCGCATGCGGTTCGACGCCGGGCCAGGGGTGCGGGGGGAAGCGGAGCTGGGCGCGCTGATCGCCTTCTTTCGAGCGCGGCGCGGGGCGGCGGCGGCCTTCAGGTTTCGCGACCCGTTTGACGACAGTTCGAACGGGATGAGCGGGGTGCCTGGCGCGGCGGACCAGCTGCTGGGCGTGGGGGACGGGGTACGGACCGACTTCGCGCTGGTGAAGGATTATGGCGGGCAGGAGCGGCGGATCACGCGGCCGGTGGCGGGGAGCGTGCGGGCGTCGGTCGGGGGGGTGGAGCGGTTGAGCGGGTGGACTCTGGCGCAGAAGGGCGTGGTGTCGTTCGCGGTCGCGCCGGCGGCTGGAGCGGAGGTGCGCGCGGGGTTCCGGTTCGACGTGCCGGTGCGGTTCGAGGAGGACCGGCTGCAGGTCAGCCGGGCGACGTTCCTGGCTGGCGAGGCGGCGAGCGTGAAGCTGGTGGAGGTGCGGGAGGTTTAAGGTGTGTTCGGCCGCTCCCGCCAGCATGGCTCAAGGACCGCAAAGGTCTCGGCGATCCAGCGGGCGAGCGGCGTGTTGACGTTGCTTTGGAGCATCACGCTCGCGGGCGCACCACCAAAGCGGGCCGTCCCCTCAAGTCGATAAATAACGCCATCAAGGGTGATGAACTTCGTCTCCTGGCCAAGGCCGGGAACATCCAGGGCGGGAAGCTGCAGATTTTCCATCGCGGCCAATTGCGCCCTGACTGCCGGGCAGCGCCGCGTCATGGCCCATGTCACAACCGCCGATCCCCGACCGATTGCGGTGCGCCGCAGAAGGTAGTCGCCACGAGCGTCGGGGTCGTGGGTGATGCAGACTTGTTCGGACGAATGTGGCGGCGCCGGTGCCCGGCTGAAGCTCAGGAAACCGCAGTCCACGGGGTCCAGCGGCTGGGAAAAGGCAGCGAGCGCGATCAGCAGCGACATGGACCGTCTCCTTACGGTGGTTGAAAGATCGCACAGCGAGGTTCTGGGGGAAAGACAGGAGACGCAGGTGGACGATTTTCTTCAACATGACCTCACCACTGCATGCCTGTGCTGGCGGCTCGAGCGGCGGGACGGAGTGGGGTTGGGGTTCACGACCCATGACCGGGATCTGGCGATCGGGGGGCTGGTTTATCAAGCGGCGCCCGGGATGCTGCCGTCGGCGGTGAGCGTGTCGGACGGGTTCGATGTGGACAATGTCGATGTGCGCGGGGCGCTGAGCAGCGCGGCGATCAGGGGCGAGGATCTGAAGGCAGGGCGGTGGGACGGCGCCGCGCTGACCATCTTTATGACCGACTGGCGCGCGCCGGGTGCGGAGACGCTGCAGGTGGCGCGGGGGACGCTGGGCGAGGTAAGCGTGGTGGGGGATGGCTTCACCGCCGAGCTGAAGGGGCCGAGTGCGGCGCTGGACGCGCCGGTGGTGGAGCAGACATCGCCTGAATGCCGCGCGGCGCTTGGCGACAAAAGGTGCCGGGTGGACATGGCCGGGCGCGTGCGCATGGCGCGGGTGGTCGAGCTTGTGGACGAGCGGGTGGTCGTGGTGGACGCGGCCGAGCCGGGGGCGAACGCTTACGGCCATGGGCGGCTGCGGTGGATCGGCGGGGCGAATAGCGGGATTGCGAGTGACGTAAGGCGATCGGAGGGGAACCGGCTGATCCTGCGCGAGGCGCCGCCGTTCGCGGCCGCGGCCGGCGATCTGGTCGAGATTTCGGAAGGGTGTGACCGGCGGTTCGAGACCTGTGTGGGGCGGTTCGGGAATGCGGTGAACTTTCGGGGCGAGCCGCATCTGCCGGGGATGGATTTGCTGACGCGGTATTGAAGAGACCCGCCGCCAGGAGGCGGCGGCCCCTCCACCATCCGCCTTCACTGAAGCTTCGGCCGATAGTCCCCCTCCCTGTGCCGGGAGGATCTAAACAACAAGGAGAAGAAAGATGCGGTTGCGGGCTGGCATTGGGTTGCTGTGCGTGGGGCTGGCGGGGTGCCAGCATTTACCCGAGGGGGTGAAGATCGACCTCCCCAATCGAACGGTGGAGGTGGGGCCGTGCCGGTGCCGGCTGCCCGCGCCGGGGGAGGCGAATCCGGTGGCGGCGGCGCCTGGGGGTGAGGCTGTGCCGGCTGCCGCTCCCGATGAGGCGGCTGGCGGCGATGAGCCGCGCTGATGAGATCGTCGCGCGGGCACGGGCGCTGATCGGGACCCGGTTCCGCGCCCAAGGGCGGCGCGGCGACGGGGTGGACTGCGTCGGGCTGGTGGCGGCGGCGCTTGGGCGCAGCGGCGTGCGGCGGGATTATGCCCTGCGCGGGGGCTGCCTCGAGGCGCTGCGGGCGGAGCTGGTGGGCGCTGAACTGCAGCCAGCGCAGGTTGCCCAGGCGGGCGATGTGCTCGTGGTGCGGGCCGGCGCTGGGCAGCTCCACCTCGGTATTTGGACTGGTGACGGGCTGGTCCATGCGGATGCGGGGCTGCGGCGGGTCGTGGAGCGGCCGGGGGAGGTTCCCTGGCCGGTGGTGGGGGTTTGGCGGGAGGGCTGAACCCCGCGCCGATCCCAAGAAGGTCAGGGCTTCGACAAGCTCAGCCTGAGCGGTTTTCAAAAGGTGGAGGGGGAGGGGCATCATGGCGACGCTTGTCCTGACGGCGGTCGGTACTGCGGTCGGCGGGCCGATCGGCGGGGCGATCGGGGCGGTCATCGGTCAGTCGGTCGATGGCATTCTGTTCGCGCCCAAGGCGCGGCAGGGGCCGCGGCTCGGCGAGCTGGCGGTGCAGACGTCATCATACGGCACGCCGATCCCCAAGCTGTTCGGGACCATGCGGGTGGCGGGGACCGTGATCTGGTCGACCGACCTGATCGAGCGGCGATCGACCAGCGGGGGCGGCAAGGGGCGGCCCAGCCAAGTCGACTATAGCTATTCGGCGAGCTTCGCGGTGGCGCTTTCTGCGCGGAAGGTAGCGGAGGTGCGGCGGATCTGGGCAGACGGGAAGCTGCTGCGAGGGGCCGGTGGCGACTTCAAGGTGAAGACCAGGTTCCGGCTCTATCCGGGGGATGAGGAGCAGGCGGTCGACCCCCTTATCGCCGCGGCCGAAGGGAGCCAGGGCGCGCCGGCGTTCCGGGGAATCGCTTATGCGATGTTCGAGGAGCTGGAGCTGGCGGAGTTCGGAAATCGGATCCCCTCGCTGACCTTCGAACTAGTGGCCGACGATGGAGCGGTGACGATCGGGGCGATCGCAGCCTCGCTGGCCCCGGAGCTGAAGGAAGGTCCAGGGACGCCGGCGCTGCTTGGCTATGCGGCGAGCGGCGGGAACGTGAGGGCCGCGATCGAGGAAATGGCCGAGCTTGCGGACCTGTCGCTGCGAGACGACGGGGCGGCGCTCGAGCTCGGCGGCGCAGCGGGCGAGCCGGCAATGCTGTCGCGGGGGCGGGAAAGCGGGCGGCGCGAATTGGTGCGGCGGGCGGCGGGCAGCGTCGCGGGCGAGGTCACCATCACTTATTATGATGCGGCGCGGGAGCATCAGACGGGGCTGCAGCGGGCAGCTTCCGGCGGCGCGCTGCCGGAGGCGCAATCGGAGCGGCGGGCGCTGCCGGCGGCGCTCGGGGCGCAAGCCGCCAAGGAACTGGCCGAACGGCGGCTCGACGCCTTGCGGGCGCAGCGGGTGAGCGCGACGGTGACGTGCGGCTGGGCCTGCGCGCAGCTGCGGCCGGGGCTGCTGCTACGGCTGGAGGGGGAGAGCGGGAGCTGGCGGGTGCGCCGCTGGACGCTGGGCGACATGCAGGTGAAGCTGGAGCTGGTTCGTGCCGGCGGCGGAGCCGTGAACGGCGGCGCGGCAAGCCCGGGGAGGACGATCAGCCAGGCGGATCTTCCGCACGGGCCGACGATCCTGCGCCTCTATGACCTGCCGCTGGCCGAGATCGGCAAGGGCGGCGTCGCGCTGGCGGCGCTCGCGGCGGGGAGCGGCGGCGGGTGGCGCCGCGCCGAGCTTTCGGTGAGCTTCGACGGCGGGACGAGCTGGCGCGACATCGGCGGCACGGCGGCGCCGGCGGTGCTGGGGACGGCACTGACCGCCTTGCCCCCGGGGAGGTCGGCGCTGTTCGACCGCGCCAATGCAGTGGAGGTCGAGCTGCTCCACCCGGGGATGGAGCTGGAGGCGCGGGACGAGGATGCGCTGGCGGCCGGCGCGAATCTGGCGCTGATCGGCAGGGAGCTGGTGCAGTTTGGAGCGGTCGAGGCGTTGGCGCCGCGGCGGTTCCGGCTGTCGCGGCTGCTGCGCGGGCGGCGTGGCACCGAATGGGCGGCGGGCGCACACCAGGCCGGCGAGGACTTCGCGTTGATCGAGCCGGCGAGCGTGCGGGCGATCGAGTTGCCGCCGGGGGTGGGCGCGGGGACGCTCGTCCAGCTGCTGGCGAGCGGGGTCGCCGACGCGCAGCCCGTGGCGGCTGGGCTGGTGGCGGGGGCGGAGGCGCTGCGGCCGCCGGCGCCGGTCCACTTGCGGGCGGAACCCACGGGCAGCGGGGGCATCATGCTGAGCTGGGTCAGGCGCAGCCGGCTCGGGTGGAACTGGGCGAGCGCCAGCGACACGCCGCTGGGTGAGGAAAGCGAGCTGTATCAGCTGGAACTGGCGGGCGCGGGCGGCTCGCGCGCCCTGGAGCTGAGCGAGAGCGGGTTCCACTACGATGCAGCGGCGCGGGCGGCGGACGGGCCTGGCCCGATCCAGGCGGCGGTCGTGCAGCTGGGCACGCACGGGCGCTCGCGCGCCGCGATCACCATCATCGACTGACGGGGAATGAATATGACCGAGACCAGCGCGCGCTTCGGCCTGCCCTTCATCCTGCCGGGGCAGGCGCAGAAGGAGGTCTTCCACAACGAGGCGCTGGCGGCGCTGGACGGGCTGATCCACCCGGCAGTGGCCGGCACGGCCACGGCGCCCCCCGCGAATCCGGCAGATGGCGCGAGCTGGATCGTCGCGGCGGGGGCGAGCGGCGAATGGGCGGGGCAGGCGGGGCGGCTGGCGCTGCGGACGGGCGGCGGATGGCGATTCGTCCAGCCGGCTCCGGGCATGAGCGTGTGGGACGAGGGCGCGGGACACGCCCGACACTGGTCGGGAACCGCTTGGAGTGACGGCAAGCTTCCCGTCGCCGGGATCGTGGTGGCGGGCGAGCAGGTGGTGGGGGCGCGGCTTGCCGCAGTGCCAAGTCCTTCTGGCGGAACGACAATCGACGTAGAGGCGAGGGCGGCGGTCGCCGCGCTCATTGTGGCACTAAAGACACATGGTCTGACGGATTGA